CGTACTTGGAGGTGTGGTGGATGACGCGGCCTGCGACGCCGCGGTTCCGTTGGCAGCTGGAACCGTCGCGGGTGACGTCGCAGGGGGTGCCACTGTGGGTAAGCAGCTCTTGTAGATGAGGTCGGCGAAACCTGTGTTGTCTGCACCGACTTTAAAGCCACCTTCGATCGTGCTGAGCAGATCCACGTAGGCATCTGTCGTGGGACAGACACCCAACTCAACTGCACGAAACTTCTCTGATTCGGGGTCGCCTTGTGCCAGCTCCTGTCGGAACCGCTCCACAATCGACCCGACACGAAGGGTGCTACGCTCTATCTCTGCGTCGACGTCCTGGTCCGCGCTAGCCTCGCCGAAGTGGAAGTCCTCGGTGTTGAGGTCCAAGCGGTGAAGGTCGTCCAGGGACAGCTCGGCGTTGCTGTCGACGTAAGAGCCAAAGTCCCGGTAGAGCAAGCGTGCCATCTGGGGGTACACTCGCGCCATGGGGTAACATTTGGCTATCACGGCGGGCGCAACTGCGCGCATGAACTGCTCCTTGTTCCCATCCAACGCGGCCGCGATCGCCACTTTGTTGGTGGTGAAGGCCATGTTGGTGAGGTTTCGAAGCAAGTCCGGCGCGCATTTCTTACCGTCTAAACCGTGCTCGGTTACGGCGAAATGCCATCCCGTGAACTCCGCTACGCCGCCTGGTTTGCGCCAGAACAACTTGGGCCGATGGCCTAGTTTCGTCCAGCGCGCACTCATGCTAGCGAGGAATTCGTCCGTCATGTTCATGTCTGGCGCACTTGGGCAACGAAATGACAACACAGAGTCGTCGCCCTCGTAGGCCATCTTGACGAACCGCCATCGTCCGTCGACGCAAAGAACTTTCTGTCCGTTCTGCTTGATCAGTTTCGTAGCATTCACACCACCTATGACCCAGCACCAACATGTCAAATTGGCCAGGAAATTAAGCACCGATGTGCCCCTGCAGCCGCTGCGCCGGATGGCGTCTATGACAGTGTGCCAGGACTTGCCCCTGGGTATATCGCATCCCAACGCCTTCGACGCCTCCGATGAACCCTTGTCTTTGCGAAGGGTTATCTTCAACGTCTTGAGCTTGTTGGCGTCGAGCCTCGCTGCAACAAAATCGGGAGGGGCCTCTGGGATGATGTACTTCTCCACCATCGCCGCCACATCTTCCATAATTGGATTCTCCACAATCTCGCGTAGCATGATCGACATGCATGCGTCCCATGCTGACCCATCGTTCTCGATGATTGCTGCGAGCAACTTGAGACCCTCAATCAGGCCCGGATGGACCATGACGGGGTCTGACCTGTGCTCCAGCTCGCTTACGACACGCTTCATCGCTTCGGCCTTGGGTAGGCCCTTGATCGATCGAAGGCGGTGCCGCTTGAATAGCCATGCCTCTAGGGTTCCAACTATCACCCATGCCATTACCTGGCCTTTATCCCCATCTGCGATCAGCAACCTGGGTGGTTTGCCCCGCTTGGACGGTTCGAGCTTTATCGCTGCGTCGAAGGTGTAATTGGGCGCAAACTCCATGAATAGCCGTGACAGTTCGCGTTGTGCACGAACGTGGCTCCATTTCTTGCTTGCCCAGCCCTTGACGCCGATCTTCTCCTGGATGATCTTGTCGAGCAAGGTCTCATCAGACCTCAACTCGTCCCGTAGAGAGTTGGCCACTGCTTTCAGCGACTCGATCTCGGTGTCAGTCATGCTCATGGGAACATGCGGGTCCTTGATGCGACCCTTGATGGCAGCCTCCACATTCGTTTGAGAGTTCAGCCAGAACAGCCTCTCCTCGATCTCTGGAAGGAACCGGACCGCCAGCGGCGGTGTGTCGGGCTTTTCGTTGGAGTCAAACTTCAACTCGCACCCCGGTAACTTACAGGTCGTGGTATGGACGTCCACCACTGGAGGTTCCGCCTCTAACTGCGGGCCCTCCGGCGGGTTGTCGTCTCCAGGGCTCTCTGCCTGAGCCTCTCGCGGATGCGGGAAGCGAACAGGTGTGAGTGACTGCA